CAGCTTAGCCAATGGACGGGTAAATGGCAGGGTGCGACCGTCAGGAAGTTGGTAAGGCATGAGCTTGGATGCGTGGTTTTAGGTTAGCGCCGTTAGCGTGCGCGGGCGTATTTGAAGGGGTTTTCACTGAAACAGGCATACACGTAGGTGCCTCCTGAGGCATTCCAGCTGCTTGAATTTGTTCTGAGTTTGAATCCGTTTGAATTGATGTCAATCGGACCGCCATTTGTTCCTTCTGCAGCAGGATCATTTGGATATAGCTCAGCTCTGGCTTGGTTGTAATCTGAGCGGGCAGTATCGATAACTATCCAGTCAATCGCAGAATCAGTTCGCTTCACCATGAGCCACCTGGTGCGGTGTCCGGTATAAACAAACGGACCATCAGAGCTGCCGTTGCCGGTGTAGCTGCCGAAGGCGCTGTAGCCCGCGACTGGCGCGAAGCAGTAGGCAAGCATGTTGCCTTCATTAGTGGCTGAAGATACTCCAAGCGTAAATGTGGTGCTACTAACAGCAGTAAAGTCGGTTGTTTGAGTAGCAAATGCAGCAGTTGTATTAAGACGTGCAGACTTACCTGCTCCAACACTTGAATGGTAGACGCGCCAATCTTGGACACTACTGCCCCTTTGCTTGAAAATTATCATGCCGGGAGCAACACCTAAGCCGTGACCTACTGTATCTGCGGCAAGCGTTCCGCTGTAAGTAACAATCGAGAACCCCGCCGATGCGTTAGCGCGGACGCTGGATGTGATGCTGCCTTGCGTGTTGCTGACCGTCGATGATCCGGCGTCCCAGCACCAGGCGACGTAGTTATGTGCGCTACTGAAGTTGTATTCTCCGCTGCCATCTGCGCCCAGCGTAAATCCGTCACTGTTAAAAGACGTAAGGCTGGTGCTTTGCGTTGATTCCGCTGCTGTGCTATTTGATTTCAGAATCTTTGTTGTTCCACGGACCGCGTCAAACAGCACATGGTCATACACATAAGGGCGATTTTTAATCCAAACAAAATCAGGAGAGAAACCAAGACCACTAATGGTATTAGTGCCGCCATTGCCCTGATAAAGCTTCACATCCATATACGCCGAGCCGTCTTCAATGGTCGGGGTCGGTAAAGACGCGGTGCATAACGCCTTGAAGCCGCTGGGGGCGCTGTAGGCGAAGGCGCGTTGGCCGAAGTTGACGGTTTGACCTGAATTTCCTCCACTCCAGCCAAGGAGAAAAGGGAAGTAAGTGCCAGCAGCAATTCCGCTAAATGCTTGTCCTTGCGAAACACCATTTAGATAAAATGTTATCGTTCCCGCGTCTAGGTCAAAAGCAACACCAACTACGTCATTAAGAGCAATCGAAGCGCCATACGAAGATGTGCTGCCGGATGCATCCAGTTTTGTTGCGCCAGCAACATACACATAGTTGTTGAGGTTATCGCCAGTTATGGTGCTTTTTATTCCAACGCCTTGGACATAGCCACTTGTCTGTACATATTCAAAATACCATTTTCCGCTGCTAACCCCAATAGTTCCCCACTGTCTTTGGCCGTATCCAACTGTTGCTCCAGACGTAAAACTACTATCAAGATTGCCGTTTGAATAACTGTTGTTCCCAGGCAGCAACGGGTTGAGCGTGCAGTAATTCCCCCTCACCTCACCACCAGCACCCGTATCCGTCTGATCGCCGTTTTGCGGTACGTCAACCAGACTGTCGTTACCGGAACCAGACGCCACGCTGAAATTATTAGGCGTCCAGTTATTGCTGCCAGCTGCATCCTTGCCCAGCGTGGTTGATGTGGTGCCCGAGTTATCGCTGAAGGTCAGGTGGAAGCCGTTGGTGCCGTAGCTGCCGGTGTATTCAATCGGGTTCCACACGCCGGTGGTGGCATCAAACTCCCCGAAGCTGGTGGGGTCTAACGCTTGACCGTCGATGAAGTAAACGTCGGCGAGGTAGCCGTTTAGAAAGCGAGGAGATGCCCCAGAAACGGCATCGCCAATAGTGTGAGAAATTGAATTGTTGACGTAACCATCATAGTTTTGAGTGGGGTTTGTTCTTGCGATGAATGTAGTTATTTCGGTTCCGTTTGCGTAGAGTCGAATGCGCTGATCTGCGGTGGCGTTAGGCGTGTCAAATACAGCAACGATGTGATACCAGGCAGAGACGTCTCTGAAAACTTGCGTTGTATAAAGGCGAGCGTTGTATCCTGAAGTGTAAGAATAAAACTCAATTGTGTCATCTGAATTAAAACGGATTGATGCCTCAGCGCTTCCACCCGTTCCTGCGCCAAAAAGAGTTTGAAAACCAGATGTGAGAGCGCTCCGCTTCACCCACCCCGCCCAGGTCCACGTCTTGCGGTTGCCAGCAGATCCTGGGGTGCGGTTGAGGTACGCCGAGTCGGCTGAGTTGAACCTCAGGCTTCTGGAGATTTCAAATGGACCCGCCGCTGCCGCTTCAGATGCCAGCAGGATGCCGTTGTTGATTACGCTCATTTCACGTCAGCGATCAGGCGGGCGGTGATGCGAGTAGCAGACTCAACGTAATACGCCAGCACATCAACAGCACTAGCGGTCGTGGTCAGCGTAGGTGCTGTGCCACCAGGAAACTTCCAATAACTTCCAAATGCCAGCGTCCTGCCGCCCGTACCATCCTGCGTAATCACAATCACGCCACTTTGACCAGCTGTCTGGTTAGTGGGATTAGCCAGTGTCCGGTTACCGCCGAGGGTCACGCTGTAATTATTCGCGTTGGCAAAGTCCGGGGTGATCGTCGCCCCATCGGTCAGTGCCGTGATGCTGCCGCGCTGGGCAACCGTGAAGCTCTGGTTGATGTTCGTGCCAGCCACCGTATAAGTGGCGTTCTGCAGTGTGACGGTCCGATCAGCCGTTGGGTCAACCACTGCCAGCGTGGTCTCGAAGCCATCCGCCGTGCTGCCTTCAAATGTCAGGCTGCCAGCAGTCCCAATCTCAAGGTTGCCGGTGACCGTGCCACCAGCCAGTGCCAGGTAGGTGCTAGCTGCAGTGGTGCTAGGCAGCAGACCCAGGTTGGCGGCGGTTACATCGCCAATCGTGATCCAGGCATCATTTGCGGCGTTGCGGATCTTCAGCAGTGCCGGGCTAACGCCACCATCAATCCACAGCTGATACGCATACGTGGTGGTCGGGGCAGTCGCGCCACTGTTTTGGCTGACGATCGCCGCCAGGATCGTGTTTAGCTCTGAGCGGAAATTGGCACCGCTCTGGTTGGCCAACACATAGTCCGTTGCCTGAGCCATTAGACGATCTCCTTGCCGTGACCAACGGCTTGGTAGTCAAAAACCTTACTCACAATGCTACCTCCGCTGTCTCTAAACGTAATCTGGAATCCGGTGCGCGACACACTGCTGATCGTGAAATAGTCGCCCGTATCCATGTCCTGCGCCGTGATGCCCACACTTGGGGCGGCATAAAACGCACTTGGGAACGTCACCGTATAAGTCCCAGCGCCGCTGCTCAAATTCCGCTGCAGTTCTGTCCGCCGCTGGAACTCAGTTGTCACACCAAGCTGCTCGATCACCAAGTTCTGCGCTGGGTTGTGGCTGCTGACTTGAGTCTTGAACTGGAAGGCGCGACCGCGTGTGATGCCATTGACGAACGGCTGCCAGATGCCCCAGGTCGGCGCACCAGCAGGATCGTCGTTGGTGTTGCGCACGAGCAGGCTGGCATTGGTAGCGCTGAGATCTTCGCCGTCGATGTCGTCCCACTCATCAACAAACTCAGTGCGATCGTCCACCCGGTTGCCAGGTTCAAAGGCGCGGGTTTGCAGGATTGACCGCAGATTCAGGTCGTACTTAGCGCCCAAATCCAGCGTGCTTACAAACTGGTACTCACCGCTGCTGCCCACATCGCCGTAGTAGTCAACGTTGCTGACATCAACGTCCCAGTCAGCAATATCGTCAATCAAGCCGGTGTGACTCAGGACAATGCCGCCTTCATCGTCGGCGTAGAACATATCGGTGAATGTGCCCTGAAACGGCGGGGTGTCATCGTCCTCCCGATAGGTCTGCACCAGCAGCGCATCTTGCGGTTCGGGCAGATCCACCACCACCGATGCCGTACCAGCAGATTCATTGCCGGTGGAATCGACGGCGCGGATGAAGTAGGTGCCCTCAAGCAACGGCACAATCTTCCGCGTGGTGCTGCCTGCTGATGCGGGCACAATGTCGTTTGACTTACCCCAAGTGGCGGATTCACCAATTAGCGGGGTGTGGCGGATGCGGATTTGACCGCCAATACGCACGTCAAGGTCAGTGGCTTGCGGCCAGTACAGCTCAGCAGTGCGTTCATCAATCGGCGCGATGAACAGATCCGGGATTGTTGCCGGTGGTGCGGTCTTGCCAATCGAAACAAAGGTGAAGGTGGTGGTGCCAGACCGCTTGAAGCCAGGGCTGATCCCTTGCAGCTCAAATTCATACGTGCCAGGGTCGGCATTAAGGATTTCGTAGTCAGGTGAACGGGTCTTGATGACTTGCCAGTTGCCGTTATTGAGTCGATAGCGAAACTCAACTTCTGCGCTGCCTGGATCTGGACGCCAGCTAACGATGATCTTGTTAAAGACTTGACCGTTGCTTTCATACAGCAGTTCTTGAGCGGTGACATTGGTCGGCGCTGCTGGCTCTGTGTCAAAGGCGGTTACGTCACGAACTTGCAGCGGCACGTTCCGCTCGATGTAGTCGTACTTGCCCTGTTGATGCAGTAGTGCGGTGATGGCAAAGGTTTCGTCGTTTTCCTGGACGGACAGCACGCGCCACAGCTCAGGGCGTAGATCTGTTGTGCCGATTGCCCAGAATGATCCGACCGGCGGGATGTCATCTAGCGCGGATGGCAGGGTAAGTGTGCTGCCGTTCAGGTTGGTGCCTGGAATTGCGCCAATCGACTGGCTTACGCCGCTGGGCAGCACCACGTTGAAGTCCAAGGTGGCTGGCATACCATCGGCAAACATGTCTTCTGCCGAACGATCCAGCGTGACGACAGTGTTGGTGGCGCTTGTGATGCGACCAGCGCGGAATCGACCCGCACGAACTGGATCAGCTACGCGAATCACATCACCGGGGCGGACCATCATGCCCTCGGCGGGTCCGGTGCTAAAGCTCAGGACTTCACCCTGATTCAGCTCGGAATACAAAAGCCACTCACCGACGCGGCGGGCTTGACCGCGTGATGTGCAGGCAAAAGCCGTTAGCTCGACCTTTTCAATGCCGTATTTGGCAATACCGACGGCATCTTCGACGACCTCATAGGCAACGTCGCGGATTTCGTTGTCGTAATAACGCACCACGGCAACCGTATGCCTTGTCTTGCGTCCAGAGCCGCTGTAGGTAAAACCTTCTTCGGTGACGTTGCCCTGATTGAAGATGAAGGTGGCATCAGTTGGGCGATCCTGCCCTAGTGCCAACGCGCCAGTGCTCCAATACGGCTGTGCTCGCATGACGGAACACAGGTCGTTGATCAGCTTGTAGGCGTCTTCAGAAGTTTGGATGTAGACGTTGCAGGAGAATCTCGGCTCATAACCACCGAAACCATCGGGCACCAACTCCGATGCGTACTGACTGGCAGCGAGGAAATCCCATTTGTTTAGCTGGCTTGCTGCTATTTGATCGCCAAATCCGTACCGCGTCGATGTCAAAACATCCCAGAGAATCCACGCTGGATCTGATGTCCATTTAGCCGCTTGGAAAGTGCCGTCCCAGACACCGCTGTAGATCAGGCGTCCATTGTCATTGTCAACGGTGGCGTTACTGGGGATTTGAACTTTGATGCCACGGATATGGTACGAACGAGTGGGGATTGAACTGAACTGCTCAGCATCAAGAACCATCCCAACTAATGCGCTGTTGGGATAACGGGTCTTGTCGTAAATCAGCTCTGTGTAGCTTGCCCAATAAACAGCGTTGGCGTTTACTGCAACACCACCGGAATCGCGCTTGTTGCCGATGTAAACGCGAATATCAACCGGCGGTGGTTGGTTGAAATCAATTCTGTATTTGCGCTGATAAAGGTCAGCGGTGCGCCCACCGATCGTGTCAAACTTTACGGTTGTCCACGCACCACCATTAAATGAAAGCTGAATGTAAATTTCGACCCAGCTTCCGTCAACGTTGCCGTTGAAGTTTTGAACGTATAACTGCGGTATTGAAAGCGTTACACGAACGCCATCTACCTCAGTATTCGTGATTGAACGGACAACAGGTGAATCCTGACTTAGTTCAACATTTACGTTGTTTTCAGCCTGGGTTGAAGTGCCAATTTCGTATAGGTAAGCCTGGTTTTGTGTGCCAGTGCGAAAGTCGATTGCTTGATAGTTGAAATTAAGATCGCTGCGAGTGATGGTGCCTGCTGGATCTGCGCCAGCTCGCATTACTGGAGTGTTATTGAAGTAGATGCTTTTAAGTGCAGCATTTTCCCACGCTTGTGTTCCAGGTGTGTAATCTTTTTGAGCTTCAAACCCTTCAATTTCGCCTTCGCTGATTAGATCGACGATGCGGGCATACTGTTTTGAATTGAGGTTGTCAGCCTCGATTGTTGGAGCTGCAGGTGCCGCTACGACGATTTGTGTACTGCCCCCACCGCCGCCAGCGCCAATGATTTTGTTACTCATCTTTAGATCCGCTCCGTGTTGATGCCAGCCGAGATCACAACGCTACCCGTCATCACTGATCCATAAGCCAGCGGGACTGGAATGCCTTGACGTGAGGCGTTTTGGATGCCACTGAAGCTGTAAGAACTGCGTGGATCTGTTGCATCTTCTTGTTTTTGCGTTGTAGGCATTGCCGATGTTGGAACCGGCGTTAATAATTGAGCGACTCCGCTAACGGCCAAACTCAAGCCGACTGCTTGTCCCACCGCAAGCAAACCTAAATTCTTTGCAAACACCGTTCCAAAAATTGCCCCGCCTCCTGCGGTTGCTAGAAAAGAAATGGCAAACAAAGCCACACCAGCAATAATTCGTCCAGTTTCGCCAGCGCCGCTGATTACAGGAATAATCCTGATTGGTTCTGTTTGCCCTGAGGGATAAGCCAACTGTTCCGGTTGCTCGCCTGCATCCAGTTCATGTCGTCCCACGCTGATCTTGTAATGCTTGTCCGCCATGTGAGCGGGTAAGCCGGGGAAATTGGCGCGCAGAAATTGAATCGCCTCGGCAGGGCTTTTCACATCAGCCCTAAAGCTCTTTGCTCCAAGGAATTTCGCCAGGCTGCCGTAGACCTTGATGACTCGCAACATCACTGGCACCTACTGGAATGGCGGAGCACTCGCCCAGTGTTCTTCTGATAATAGCCGCCATAGATGTCGCGGGAACTAAGCCGTCCGCGCACGTGATGCAGAAAATGCTGATGACCGAGGTAGACCGCGCAATGGTTTAAGCCCGGCGCGGCAAGCGACATCAAAAACATATCCCCGATTTGAACCTCCTTGCCCGTCACATCCACAAAACCCGTGGCGGCAAAGCACTCCTCAAACATCGGGTTGTAGGTGAAGTAATTGGGGTCGGCAGGGCGGTCCCAATCCCGCAATTCCAAGCCCCACTCCTCGGCGTACCAGTCGCGTACCAGCGTCCAGCAGTCCGTGACGCCCCAAACCCATTCGCGTCCTAGCAGTGGTGCGCGGTAGCCCTCGGGCTTGTGCTCACACCAACTCCCCGTGACAGGGTTGACGATGAACCAGGGCAGATCTGACTTTTCACAGGCAATTTTGTCGGCTTCGCTTGGAACGGCAGGTGTTGTCGGGTGGCTGTGGAAGATGGCGTGGATCGTGCCAGCATCCTCTGCGGCGGCATAATCCTCGGGATCAAGGATGAAAAAGTCAGTTGCCGCGACTGCCAGATTCCTGCACGGCCAATACTTGCGCCGACCTTTAATGACGACCACAAGCCCGCAAGCCTCGCGTGGGGCATCAGCCTTTGCGTGCTCCAGTGCGTCGTCTTTCCAAGCCATGCTTAGCTCACCAGTGTGCCGATGCCGGGGAATGAGCCAAAGGGTAACTCTGCCGAAATCCCAAAACGGGCTTGGCAGCTAGACAGACGCTTGCCGCAAACATCGTTAAGAGCTGTTCCGTTGGGGATGTAGATCAAAGGCTCCCCAGATCGTGAGACACCCGTATCCCACAAAACGTTGTTGCTGGAATCGTAAACAACGAGGTTGCCATCGTTTTGGATGACAGCCCTATTGCCAGTGTTGCTGACTTGAGTAATCTTGAACGCCGCCCCAACATTGTTCAAATTGCCTGAAGGCGTACTTCTGAACGGATTGGCAGACACGATGGGAACGTCTGCATAGAAGGTTTCATTGACGCGGAACTTACCGCTGCTGCCAGTAACCGTTGCCGTTGGGTAGGAAGCAGTGGTTGAGTCAGCCCAGCCATACGATTGACCGCTCCAATGGAAAAGGGGTAGCGCAACGGATGTGCAAGAGAATTGCAAGGTGACCGTTCTGCCGTCGCCCAGCGTGAACGTGCGGCTTGCTGTTCTGTTTTGACCGACGCCACTAGGCGCACCATTCATGACTACATGAAAAAATGCCAGGCGGTGACCTTCGTAAGGGGGTTGCGGAATCCATGCCCTGTCAAAGTCAAAATCACCGCCTGCGTTGTACAGGTTGAAAATTACTGACGTTGGATCACCATTGAGACCCGTGTTTGTCTGCCATACAACCTGATTTGAAGCTGTATACAGCACCAGGTTGCCGTCGGTTTGCATGGTCAGCCTGTAACCGCCGGAGCCGCCGGTATTGGTTTGCCACAGGAAACCGTTCTCGACAACTTGATTCTTGGCGCGTGTGAACAGATCGCCTCGCGGACCGAGCCGTGCGATGTACCAGCCATTTTGTGAAACAAGTTGTTGCTCTGAGAAAATGCTTTGCCCGGCATAGAGGTTGTCGTTTCCGGCAGGGAAATTAGGCGCAGGTTCAGCTTCTAAAGGCGTATTGGATTCGTCAAAGTACCGTGTGCCGGTGTAGCCGCATTCAGCAGAGCGGTAGACCCATTGGCAGATGTTGGCGATGCACTGCCGCTTCGGGGCACGAACACCAGCGAGGTCAAACGCTGCCGCCAACTCAAACTCTACGAAGTCGCGGTTTTCGGTGACCTTACGATCGACGTAGTAAATCTCTTGTGGTGCTTCAGCAGTTGGATCTGGTACGCCGTAGGGATTCTGTGCGCCATCAAAATTCTCGGCATCAAGGAAACGGCTTAGCGTGCGGATCCTGATGAACTTTGCGCCAGTTAAATCGTTGCCTGTCGTCGTTTGATTGACGGCGATCATTAAGGCAGTGATGCTGCTCAGCAGGTTGCCGATGCGGATTTTGGGGCGCGGGAGCTGACCATTGGCGGTGTACTCAAAACCCTCAACCTCAACAGGAAAAGCCATGTAGCTGTAGCCCTTCCACTTGATGTCGCCCGTTGCAGCAGCCTTTTGATTGCAGCCGTTATGGAACCGATAGATCTCGTTTGAACCATGCAACTGATTGTTCAGATGCACTTCGTATAGGTCGATGATTGCAAAAGGAGAGCTTTTAATAAGCTCCTTGAACATTTCGCTCATGGCTCGAATACCTGCACGAAGGTGGCATTAATAGAGTTGATATCTGCGTATTCCAATGTTCTTGTCCATGAAGAACAAATATATTTACCTGCAGATCCACCAGCGGGAGGCGTCCAATCAAAAGATTCAACCCCAGCTCTTGCATCAAAAAACGCTTCAATAGCGCTTGCGTCACTATTGCTTGATGCGGTCCATTTCAAATCCCAAACTTTTGGATTTTGATTCAATCCGTAAGTCAATCTTTGAGAATAACCATCTCCGTATTGAACTGTGCGAACTTTCGGCTCACTTTTTTTAGCCATACCAAAATCAGGCGTTGTGCCACCTGAACTTGTACCAACAGTGGCATCGTTGAAAGTAGCCATTAGGCAAGCAAGCCTCCAGGACGCTTCTGCTTGATCAATTCTGCCTGCACTGCGGCACCAATGGCACGACCGAGTTGAGCGGCATCAGGTTGATTGCCCTGAACGCTAGTTCCAGACGCGTCAACATTCACGACGACATTACCCATGTCTCCGCCACCACGCATAGTGACGGGAATGGTGCGACCATCAGGCAGCGGCACATACGCTTCAGGGCGGCTGCCTTCACCAAACATTGCAAGCTGCGGTGAAGTGGCAATACCACCGGCTGCGTAGCGTTTGAGAGGCAATGCACCGTTGCCGGTCATGATGCCGCCATTGGCAAAACTAAAACCTCCAGTAAATGCCAAAGGATTGAAACCAACTGAACTGGCACTGTATTGAGAAACATTTGACAAAGGCGCAACGGCTGACGAGCCTCCACCGCCCAAGAAACCAAGTGATTGCATGATCGATTTGAGGATGAATTGCTGAATAATCATCCTTGTTGTCTCTTGAAGGATTGCGACTGCAAATTCCTTGTAGTTAGTGGTTCCAGTTGTAACTAAATCAAAGATAGAGTTCTCAACTTTTTTAACGCCAGATTCAGCAAGATTTGCGAATGCTTCGCGAACAGTCCCCACACTTTCACCGTAGCCAATCAATCCATCCTTCAAGCCACCCATGACATCGGCGTTGTATTGCATTGCCCGAGCATTTTCGTAAACACGTTCATTAACACTTGAGATATTGTCATCCAAGTCCCGAAAGAACTTGTTCATATCTTGCGCGTATTCACCTTGCGCAAAGCCAATGGCTGCTTCCTGTAAATCATCAATGCCTTGAACTAAATCACGAATGTTCAAATTGCCACCAGCCTCCCTGAACTCTTTTGCCAAATCAAAAACCTTCAGGAGTAAATCTCCGGTAGCATTTTTTGCTTCATCAACCTTCTTGGTATATTTATTTTCAAGTTCCGTATATGCGCTGCCACCTAATTGATTCATAGCTTTGCTTGTTTCTGCTGTTTTGTCTCGAATATCTCGTTGCAGCATTCCAGCTTTTCTGATCAATTCATTTCTTCTTTCTAAAAGTTTTTCTTGACGGTTTGCCTCTCGTTCTGCCTCTTTGGATACTTTGCCATCTGAAGGCAATTCAGCACCGGTCATGCCACCGCCCTGATTAGTGCCATAAGCTCCGGCTGGCACTTTAAATTCAGGAAAGTAGTCAGCATAGTTTTTGGTGTACTGAGCCAAGGCATTGGTTACGCCACCCGTGAGTTTTCCGAAGATCTTTTCAGGTGTTGTACCGAAAGCTTGAGCAATTTTTCTTGGAACAAAAAGCGCTACATCAGTGAATACCTTAAAAATACCCTTGCCCAAGTTGAAAATTGTTCCAGCAATGAAGCCGACTGCCCTGGATATATCGCGACCCAAATTGAACCAGAAGGTCGCGTAACGCTTCAAAAATTCAGAGTTTTTATTTACCCAAGACAACATCTTTGCGAGATTGTCCTGCATTCCAGCGCCAATGTTTTGGAAGAAGCCGCCATAATTTTCCGCTGCGGTATCAAGCGCAAGTTTCAAACGTGCGCCAGCTTTTTCTGGTGATGCACCAATGATCTTGGCAATCTCGTCGTAATCATTAACTTGCTTCTCCGTAAACTTCACAAAATCAGCAATTGTGACCTTGCCTTGTTCAAAATCTTTTGCCAGTTCAGGAAGACTGCGACCTGTTGCTTGAGCAAATTTTGCAACAGCACCGGGCAAACGTTCACCAATCTGACCGCCCATTTCTTCGGCGCTAACCTTGCCCTTGCTCAAAACCTGAACAGTGGCGCGAACGATTGCGTCGAGGTCTTCTTGTGACTTACCAAAAGCCACTGAAGCGCTGATAACACCGCGATAGATCGCCTCTGTTTGTTGAACAGTTAAACCATTGGCGCGAGCAGCAACGCTCACCTGCGCATATCCATTAACTGTTTCTTTCAGACCAACTGAATAATCAGTGCTGATTTGCCGGGCGATTTGCAGGTTTCTATTGAAATCAGCTTGACTTGTTGACGCTTGAGCAAGCGTAATTTTGGCAAGGTTAAGCTCTTTGACGTATTCGGAAACACCTGCAGCCTGTTGCCTCAATCCTGATGCGCCTGCACCAATACCAGCGCCAGCAGCAGCACCCGGAGGACCAGCAAAAATTCCACCAACTGCAGCACCCAGCAGAGCCTCGGGACCACCAAAAAAACCTGCACCAGCAACAGTGCCGATAGTCGCCAAACCGCGACCACGACCACCGCCGCCACCGCCTGCTTGTGTTTTATCTAATTCGCGATTGAGTTCCTTGAGGCGAAGAGTTGCCTCCTTGTATGCATCACTGCCAATGCGGGCAGAATTCCTTACCGCTTCGAACGCTTGTTTCTGCAGCCGTAAATTATTGATTGATTTATTTGTTTCAGTACCAAGATTTCTTAGCTGCGCATTAACAAGACGTAGATCAACATTTGCCGATTTTGATTCCGCACTGATACCGCGCATTGCGGTTTTCAGTTGATTCAGTCCGGGCAGACCTTCGACAACGGCACGTACTCTGACAATCGTTGCGTTGGTGTCGGCTGCCATTAGCTTGCTCGCTTGCTGTTCAGGATTGCCAAAGCGGCTGATTCCATCACCTGTATGCCTTCAAAAATGGCAACAGGATCCTTGACTGAATACAGCTTACATAGCCATTCCAAACTCGGGTAGTTCAGTCCCGTCAAACCCGCCATGCTCGTGTTCCACTGCGTCGTCATTCGCAGAAACATCACCACGGTGTCCCAATTTTCCTCCCACACCTCACATTGCTGTTCTACGGCTTGAAGCTTTGCAGCAGCAATCTGCTCTGGACTTGCACCCAAAGCCTTGAGATCAGCCTCACGTTCGTCAATGACGCCGCCTTTTGCCCAATACTCAGCGGCGGCTTTTAGTTTTTTGCCGCTGCTCCAGTCAGGCTATCTGCATATGCCTGAATCAAGGCACGCAGCACATAAGGATCATCACAAAGCTGTTGCTTGTTTTTCTCGGTAAAAGGAATCGGCTTACCAGCCTCATCATTGATACCTTCCCAACCAAGCAAAATCTCGCCAACAAGGGCATCATCACCCTTCTCGACGAGATCGTTAAAACCAGATCGGCTGATCTTCTTGAAGACTGCTTCAAACGCTTGAGTTTCAAAGCGGTTGCCGTCAACTGGGACTTCAACCTTTACTTCCCACTTGTAGGAAGCAGTCTTCTTGAGGACGAATGCCACGTGGAATCAGGTGAAAACCAGCGAAAGCTCGTCGTTTCCAGCCGTGGTAGGCAGAGCCAGGTACGGCATCGACAGCGAGATAACGCCGTTGGTATCCCCATAGGATACTCCGGTAATATCCGTCTGGGCAGCATTCAGGGTGACGATGTTGCCGCCGGTTGCACCCAACACCAAGCTGGTAGAGCCAGTGGTGACGCCAACAGCCTTGGCAAAGTAATCAGTGGTGCTAACAGCAGGAGCCTCAATCACCGCAGTGCCACCGGGTGCGCGGTTGGTGATGATCACTTCCTTGTTAGAAGCAGTCTCCTTGTAGATCAGCTCATTGTTGAGAGCCAGATCAAAGGACTCAATACGCGCACTGGTCACACCGTGGAAGGTGGCAGTGGTCATGTTGGTGTCGTTGACCTCAAGCGCTGCAGCTTGGTTGGCAACGGTAAAGCTACCGGATAGGGCAGTGCCGTCAGGAGCGTTGTAGATGCCGATGAAGTTGAAGCTTGCAACAGCAAACTGACCAGCGGTGAAATTGAAGGTTACCGAACCACGGGCGCCAGTGATCTTGTGACGGGTGCCGTCGTAGAAGCAGTAGATCGTGGCTGAATCAAAGCTGCTGCTCACGCCTGCGTAGGTAACGCTGGTGGAGGAAACAATGGTCTCAGACAGACCGCAGGACTTTAGCAGCGGACCAAAAGCAGGAGCAGTACCAGCAGTACCAGAACCTGCAAGCTCAACGTCAAAAGTGACGCTTACTCGCTTGTTGGCAACCAAGGTGCTGCGGGTGCTGTTGCCAATGAAGCCTTGATAAGCAGCAGCCTGAACGTTGTCTGACTCGATAGGAGTCACTTCGAGGTTGGTGACCTGAATTGCGTCGGATCCACCTACAGGACTCGGATCAGTCCCATAGGTTGACTCAATCTTCGCAATCAGAAACTTCTTCCGAGTCAGTGCCATTGTCGGTGGGTGCGGGTGGTTCTGTG